CCAAGCAATTGTTCATATTTTTGTGAATTTACCATCATTTTACTTAATTCTGCCGCCATTATCATATCACTAGGATGGTTCTTGAAGTTCGGCCCCATGAGCTGTTCCAACAATGGATACGCTTGATCCTTCATTACACCGTAATACTCACTACTCTTGTCATTGACAAAATCATAAGTATCACGTACATACTTGTCAGACTGTTGACGCAAAACCTGTTGCTGACGAATTAAATTATCAGTGTTGGTTTTGTTCGATTCAATCTTGTCAAGCTGTCTTTCAAGGTTGTTCCTGCGTATCACATGCTGTGCGACTTCTGCTGAAGTCAAAGCATCGCCTTCTTCCTTTAACATCGAATCTAAATTTGTGATCTCTGCCTTAACAGCTCCAGAATCGCCCTCTACTGGTCTATATGCACGTTGAAGATTTGCATACTCATCAGCCATACTTTTCATCTTAGCGATTTGGTTATCCCTTGCTGCAATTAGAGCATCCTTTTCAGCCAACTCTTGAGTTGACTTTTCCTTGATACCTGTAATTCTTTTACGCATACTGTCTGTGAGATTAGCATCCTGAGCTTCCTGCAATTGTTGTTCTTGCACTGGTTGCTCTTGTTGTGGTTGCTCTTGTTGTGGTTGCTCTTGCGGTGGTTGATTTGGACTATCAAACTCCTTTACTGGAGCCATATCAGACCAATCAAGATCCGTAGACGCAACATCGTCCAACCCTAATGAATGTCCCATCTCAGATGCAGTATTCTCCAGTTTTGCTGGATCGTAATCATCTGCTATACCGGGTGCCGAATCCGATTCTTGCTCAAGAATAGTTTCATTTGTAACAACTTTCTTTCCTGACGGTGCTGCTTTTTTTGTAGCCATTGTAGTTCTCCTATTTCATCTGCCCTTGAGGAGGGCGAACCCTGAGCCGTCTACCATGAACAGTCTCAACGAGTCCATTGAGTCCAGCCAAACGCTTCAATGCGAATATGTTTGACTTAACCTGTATGAACTCTTCTATTGTATTACACTCCTCTATCCTCATGTACTCCTTTAACAAACTGTCCTCCATTTCCTCACGTACTTCTTTCCAGTGCGGAGTGTTTATGACACCTTCCAGTTTCCGTAAGTGGAGTAGCTTGTCTTCTTGCTGTTTACTCACTCTGAGGTATTTCTGTAACATTAATATGACACGTCATCTTTCGGTGCTGTTACCGATTTATCTTTCTTCTTCTTAGGCGTTTTTTTTGGTGTCTTCTTTGGTGTCTCTTTCTTAGTCTCAGGCTTAGGCTTAGATTTCTTATTACGCTCCTGAAGTTCTCTTGCTGTCATTCTTTTAGGGGGCTTCTTCTTACGAATCACTTCTTTAGGTTCTGGCTTCTCAGGCTTAGTTCTCTTTCCCTCAGTCAACCGCCTGTAAAGTTTCTTTGCCCTAGTTACCTTAGACAATTCATCCTCTCTAACAATTTTTGGCTTAGGCATACTAGGAGGTTTAACAGCTTCAAAAGCCTGCCCCTTACTACGGACATTCTTCCCCTTATCAAAATCGTCAGCCCATCTGCGTAATGACCCCACTACCCAATCCTTAGCTATTTTCTTGCCGCCCATTTAATTCCCCTTTATTTTTCTAGTGCTTGTTTTGCGTTCACCTGATTTTACTTTTTTCTTTTTAGCTTTCTTAGCGGCCTGAAACGCTTTATAAGTCTTATATGTTTTTTTGCCTAGCTTCCATGCTCCCTTCGCAACCTTGCCAGCACCGCCCAAAGCAACCGTTGCCGCTACTTCTCCCGGAGTTTCACCCACAAGAAAACCAAACGTCTTCTTGAATCCTTCTGCTCCATACTTATTATTAGCTGCAACCATTTGCTGATGAGCTGATAGTTTTCTAGCTTTACCCATTATTTCTTCTTCCCATTTTTACCACCCTTTACAACCCTTGGTGTTTTGCCCCACCGTTCTGATGCTTCCCTTAAAGCTTTTTCCTTAGCTTCCTTCTTGGTCATCATCTTCTGATACTCACTAGCAAGCCTACGTTCCTTAGCTTGTTGTTCTTTATCTATTGGTTTTTTTTTGACTGACTTAACATTCTTGCCACCCTTTATAACCTTTGGTTTTTTACCCCAACGTTTTTTGGCTTTCTTTAAGGCTTTTTTTGCACCCTTGTATATTTCTTTTTTATAACCCATTACCTCCCCTTATGTTTTTTAGCACTCTCTCTAACCTTTTCATCATGACGTGCCATCTTATAAGGTTCACGTCCTTCTTTCTTTATTCTCTTATCAACAGACTTGTCAAAGTCTGCTCTAAACTTACCTTCCTTACTTTGTTCTTGCTCACGTGCCTTGTTACGCTTTTTAGTCTCAGCAATTTGCTTACTTGTCGGTTTCCTTTTTTTTATTCTAGGGAGTCCAGTCTCAATCGCCTCAATATAGGAAGGCGTTTTCTTCTTTGATGGCTTCGGCTTCGGCTTCGGCTTCGGAACTTCTCTGTAAAATTCAACAGCCATTTGACCCTTGTTATTAACGTTCCTAGCCTTAATACTTTTGAGTAGTTTGGCAGCCTTTCTAACTCTTTTTGGGATAACTTTGTATAAATAATCTGTGAACTTTCTCGGTTTTTCCTTATCAGTCATATCATTGCACCGGGGGTTGAGGTGGCATCTGTGGTTGCTGTGGCTGTTGCTGGCCACCTAAGAACTGTTGTAACATTGGGGCTACCTGTTGTAATAATCCTTGCCAATCTATTCCCCCACCTCCTCCTTGAGCAGGCATAGGAGCTTGGGGCGTAGGGGGTACACCCTCTGCTCCCTGTGCTTGTGGGGGGGGAATCAACCCAGCTTGCTGGGCTATTTGGTCTACTTGCTGTTTTAACATCATGAGTAAATCAGGATTACCTTGTGCCTGCATCAATACTGATTGAACTTCTGGCAACACAACCTCATCTGTAATCTTTGAACCTGACCTACGGAAAAATTCTTTTAATAGCGGAGCTACATTAATATGCTCAGGGCCAGCTCTCATGGCAAGTTCAAGCTGTTGCTGTAACTCCTGCAACCTGATAAGCCTGTTTGTATTAACCGTGTTAGCTGTTAACTCTATGTCCCACTGTCCTACAATATCTCTTGCACTTACCTTACGCAATGAACCTTGTGCATCCTCTACCGCCCTGAATAAAATTTCATCATCACCAAATTGCTGTATCAACTGAAATGTTTGTAACACAGCTTCGTTAATACCCATGCTGATGTTACGCAACATCATCTCAAGGCGTTGGTTACCCTCATTAACAATCGCAGAAATGCCAGTTGCAGTCTTATTGGCAACAGCCGTTGTATCGTTACCAATCGCAAAATCAGATACACCAATGCGGTCTTGAATAAGCCTACGCACGAGTTCTTCTTCTTTAAAACTGGAATGTTTAATGTCTCCTGTTTGTACGATACCAAATTGATTTGGCCCCGCAGGGAACCCCTGACCTGGGCCGGGACGATGGATCTCTGGATCTATGTCACTATTTGGATCGAACCACCACATGACAGCATTAGTAATCGTACCGTTATCGATACGCATGTTGTGGATGTCATTTATTTCCTGCTGTAAATCTGTAATAAGTTCGGGAACACCCTGTGCCTCAAATCTGCCCGGTGTAGGAAACGGCTTTATCTCGACAAAGGGTTTCTTCCCATGTAATAAATCTGCTTCACGTACCGATAGTAAAACTTTAGCACCCGGTGAGAACGTTGCTACTATGTCCTCCATACGCCCATCACCATCAATGTCGTATTTGCCATGCCACTCAATTATTTCTATGTCTTCTAAACCATCAGTAGGTTCGTTGCTTACATTTTGATAACCTTCTTCAAGCGTCTGCACATCATCAAGCAACTTGTCACCATGAGAACTAATATGGCTTGCACTATCGTTGTTTAATCCTATTGGGAGTAAATCAACATTTTCATATATTCCTATGTCCTGCTCTTTATATAATTCGTCAATGTCACGCTTGAACCTGTGTGCTACATAAGGAGAATCCTGAATATCTATCGCTCGTGGATGAAAAATAAAATCCTCAACTGGTATGAATATCCAGTCAGGATTGTTGTAAACAACTTCTTCACGTTCCACTTTCACGAAAGGATGATTAATGAAATCGTGGTTCTCCATTAAGAATGTCATCTGGTCTAAGAACTCCAATGTCTCTGGAGTTATACTGCCAGACGCTACCTCAGCATTCGCTGATTGTATATCATCAGCAACATCTCTCTGCGACATATTGCGTGTATACTTACGGATATCATTACGCCAAATAATTTTCATTACACCACGTCCGTAAATGAATGCTTCTCGTATCCAGTCCTGCACCTTCGGGTACACTTGTATACGCTGATTCATTACGTAGTGGAGCATGTTCTCCACGTCACGTGCTTTGTCGTGATCAGATAATGGTCGAGGGGTATTCCCCTCGTTAGGCGGTGAGACAGGCGTTGGGCCTGCTGCACTCGCACCTCTGGCCGTCACAAACGGCTGTGTTCCAAATATAGGATTAATCATTCTACTGGTTAAAGTCTCTACCAGTATTCCTGTGATAGGTACGTGTAAGTTAGAACACCCCTCCCAAGGAAATGATTTTTCATATAATATTCCACGATACTGCTTGTACCAAGTCTCTAAGTTGTCCTGCCATTCCCTGCGTGCGTCTACCGCATTCTGGACAGACTCGTCCAAGTAAGAAAGTAAATGCTCCACATCAACACGCTTATCAATTGGAGAAACGA